ACGTTATTAGCGATAGACGTACCAGCGTCCAAAACATCAATTAGGATTTGGTCAGTTTTTCTTCCCAAAGCATAAGCTGCGTTTTGTGCTACGACTTGTCTTTCGTCAATGTTAATTTTTAACTCATCTAGTTTGTCAATGTAATCAGCAGCGTAATAATCCGATAAAGTTGCAGACACGTTAGAGTGAGCTAAGTTCATAGCAACTACTTCAGCATGTCTTGCTTTTGTAGAAGCTGTTCCCTTTGCAACCTTTTGGAATTTTACACTAGAACCTGATACACCATTTACAGTTCTAACCAGATTTTTTAATTTAGAACCCATGCGTTGATACGCCATGTGTACTTCTGATTCAAACTGGGTAATAAATGCATTAGTAATTGTACTAGCCATTTTTTATCTCCATTAAGTTAAGGTTTCGATTATCTTCTGAGTTCGTTGAAAGTTATCCAAATGGGCAATCGTATTAACTCTAAAGGTCTTGAGGCGAGTAATGACTAATCATCTTCCTTTTCGCAACGCACATTTATTATACTATCAATACATCCACGAGGAATAATAGTTGTACGTCCTACTTCTGTATCACCTATATCTTCTGGTAAATCAGCAGATATTTTCATATCAGTATCAGTTTCTTGTACTACCCACCCAACACTATGAATAACAGAAGAAGCAGTTTTAACTACTTCTGACATATCATGCCAAGTTCCTGAATCTACTTCTCTTGTGTCTCTCCAAATAACTAAGACTAAGTTATGTTTTCTACTCATTTATTTATTTGTTCAAATAACTTAGCTACTCTATTGATATAAGTTGGATCTTTTTCTCCATCTTTCCAATATTTAGGGTCTTTCATCATAGAACGTAAATCATCTATTGTAGGTTTAGCTTCCACAGCAGTTGGAGTTTGTGGCATAACTGGATTTTTATTAAGTGCCATTATTTCTTCTAATGCTTTTACACCATTGGCAGTTGAAGCAATTTTAGCAATCGTATTGTATCCTTCTTCTGATAAATGTTTCTTTGCCCATAAATCAGTAGATTCAATTCGTTGTTTAGCATTATCACCTAAGTTTAATTTTTCTTGTTCCATATCTGGTAAACCAGCTATTTCATTTTGAACAAAAGTATTAATACCTTCATTATATTCTTCTTGTGATAAACCCATAGATTTAGCTTTTTCATTCCACCATTGTAATAAAGGTTGATCTTCACTAACATCTATTTGTATATCTTCAGGTATATCATCAGGTAATTTTATTTCATACTTTTCAGGTATTTTAGCATTACGCTCCTGTTCTAAGTCTGTGCGTATCTGTTTTGATAATTCATCTGTACGCTGTCCTAACTTTTTTTCTAAAGCATTATATGATGTACTTAGCGATTCAACATTTACCTCTCCCCTGTCATTATCCCAAAATTTCTCGGATATGTATTCTGGTCTGGTTGATTCTTCTTGTGTTGTTTCCTGTTTGTTATCTTCTTCACTCATTTTTGTTCCTCTTGTTGATTTAAGTTTATACGTTGTTGAATAATAGCGACTAAGTATCGCCTACCCTCTAAATGAAACAACTCATTTTGAGAAATATTTGGTCCTGCTACAGCTTCTGTAGTAATAGATTTTAAATAATGTAATATTTGTTTTCCGTTTTCATCTTTAAAAACAGAAGCCATTAACTCATTAAGTTTTTTTTCTACTTCAGGTTTTCTTGTATATCCGTCTATTGACGTTATATTTTTTTCTTTAGGTGATTTGATCTGATCCCAAGTCATTTTGTTCTGCTCCTAGTTGTCCTTGTTGTGCCATTTGTTGCATTTGCTGGGCTAGTTCTTGTTGTTCTTCTGAAGAACGTAAAAGTTTTTCAGGTATATTCATTAAACTACCAATATGTTTGGCTACTGCATTTTGATTTACTATTAAATTCAAAACTTGTGGTCCAAACGTTGTACCGATTATTTCATGAAATCTGTTTATGTCACTTATATCTTGTTGATATTGTGATCTTGCTAATGGTGAGATTGCTTGTACTTTAACTTCTCTACCATTAATCATAGGCAATTCTATTCTGCCTTGATTTTTTAAAATTCTAATTACTCTACGAAGTACAGGAATAACAAACTCTGATTGTAGTCTACCGAATGATGAACCAATTTGTCTTGATAGATCAGCCATTCTTTCTGCTACTTCAGTAGCTGTCATTGGTGTACCTTCAGGTCTACCAAGTGTTTCCATGTATAATGCTTTTTTAATATTTTGTCGCATATCGTCTAAAACTAATTGAGCTACATCAAAACGACCAGCAGCTTGTATTGGCATTAAGCCTTTACTTCCCGGTGCTACAGGAATTAAAGTGCCAGGCACTAAAGAAATATTATCAGGATTAACAATACCATCATCTTCTACTTGATAAATTCCTGATATTGCCATTTGTGCATTTTCTAAAATTAATTGAATTGTTAAGTTACAAGTTTTGATTGCAGAAATTGCATTAAAGATTGGTCCTCTACCATACACTTCGCCTGACGCTTTATTCCAACGAAATGTTACATAAGGATTTGAACCTACACCTTCAAATATTTCATCAAAAATAATTATTTTCTTTTCTAATAAAATAACACAGTGTTTATATTTTTCTACATTAGGCTCATCATAAACTCTATATACGCCATCAATTAGCGTACATTTTTTATCAGGATTCATTGTAGCCATTACTTCATCAGGAATAATAGCTTTAGGATAAATTACATTTATCTCATTTAACTTACACATTCTTTTACGGAATACAGTATCAATTTTATTATCAGGTCCATTGTTTAAAATTAAATGAGGTAAAGGAATTGCAGAAAATTTTATTGGATTAACAGCGTCACCTTCTTCAACTAATAAACAACCAGTACCAACTGCTAAATCCATAAATGCTTCATGTACTTCTTGATTAAAGTTTGAACCACTTAATGTTTCAAAAACAAATTGTGTAATATTATCTAAAGAAGCATTAATAGATTCTTTACTTTCTTCTGGTATTTCTACACCAGCTTCAAAGTTTGCCCATCTTGCAAATGTAGGAACTATACCAGCTTGTAATCTTGACGCAAATTCTTGAATACCAACAACAGCAGTTTCATCAAAAATTTTATCAGTACGTCTTTGTGCTGGACTTTCTTCATAAAAAGATTCTCTTTGAGGTAAACAATATTCATATGCTTCTTCAAATTTATCTTTCCAATGAGCTTTTAAAGAATTAGATTCTTTATATAGTTTTAATATATGATCTACTTTACTTTGATCTGATTTCTTTTTTTTACTTTCAATATACATTAACTCATACCCCAAAATTTACGAATACTACCTGAAGTGTCCATAGCAGTTCGTGATTTAAACTTACTAAACTTATTACTTTTTTTCTCTTCTGTTTGCGTTTTAACTTCACCCATACCTTTATTAGCAGTTTCAGTTTGAGCTCCTTCATTAGATTGAAATGATGAAGTATTTTGTCCTTGGTTATTTAAAAATTTTGTATTGTAAGCATTGTATCCTTTTGATTGTTCATACAATGCACCAGCTCTCATTAACGAACCACCAATGCCTGGCATTACTGCACTCATACCTAACATAGCTAAAGTTTTCATTCTTTTTTGTGATTCAAACATTTTTTTAGAAATAGGTATTTGACCCATAACACTATTTGAACCATCACCCATTGTTCCACCCATTATTGCACCAGACCCAGATATAATTTTATTACCTACAACATTAGTAAAACTTTCTTTTTCCATATTGTATGTTCCAAGACCTTCTTGTTGCATACGTTTTTTAGCCATTCTTGAAGCATCACCACCATACATTAAAGGATTATCAGCATTAGCTGCAATGTACCCTTGATTTTTTCCACCAAGACCACCTACTGCTGTTAAGCCAATATCTTTTTTTACTTGTTTAGAAATTTTAATTGCTTTTTTTTGATTAATTTGATTTTGGCTATCATTATGACTATTGCCACTTCCACCACTATTTCCACCACCAGAATTAGAACTTGTTGAATTTTGACTACCCATTAAATTGCACCATCTTCATCATAAAAACCTTGTCCACCAGCTTTAGTAAACATAGAACGAGAACCAACCATACCTTTAGCTATTCTTTTTTTTCTTTCTTTCATTTTTTTTTCTGTAGCAATACGCAGTTTTTCTTCTTCAGCTATCTGACGTTTTATAGCTTTATCAGTTTCCGTTTCTTCGTAATTAGGTTTTTTAAAAATTCCCATTAATATTTTTTTGTAACTTTTATTGCTTTACCTGTTTTTTTAGCTTCTTTTTTTGCTTGGGCTTTTCCCTTTGGAGTATAGGCAAATTTTTTTTTTCCAACTTTTGGCATTGAGAATCCTTTGTTTTAATTCTAGCGTCCACAAAAATAGTAAAATTCATCTTTCGCAACGCACAAAATAGCTGATAGGGAGTAAATATAAAAAATTTACGCAATCCTAACAGTCGTTGCATATAACTAACGCAACTATGTTCTTTCACCCACCATTCACCTCTAAAGTTAGGATTTTCATTTTCATCCCCTTTAAGAATAACACCATGTAATCTTTTGACGTAGCTTAATACTTTTTCTGATTCTTCTTTTGATAATATTTCTACATTAAGACTTCCGTATAAACCTTCTACCATTACCCAACATTTATGTTCGGCATTAAACGTCATAGCTCCTACATGAGTAAATCCCCTCTTACGCCATTTGGTATACCAAGGAGGATTAAAGGGTGTATAGAAAAAGACTAGCCATTTAGTCCGAATACGTTCCAAGATTTCCTTTTAGGTTTATTAATTTTATCAAAAACATTCCATTCTGTTTTTGCTTTAGTAGGTTGCATTGTTTTTTTACCATGTAAGATAGCTCTACC